GTATCTAAGAATTGAAATGACTGTTGTGAGTTACTATGTCCAGCACCATTAAAAGATACTCGTTTATATACTACTAATTCCTCTGAATTTCTTACTAACCTGACACTGTTATTTGCACTTGAGGAAGTATTCCCAAGTCCAGCACTAAAGCTTAACCATACTTGATTGTCTGCTGAAGCTGGAGTTATCTTGACTTCTAATCCTGTGTCTTCCCAAACACCTGTATTGGTTTGAGTAGTCCTTGTGCTATTCTTTGATGACTTAACTTGTAGCTTAGTGCCACTTCCTGAATTACCACCACCTGTTACCTCTGTCCATGCTTCATCTTGTCTTGCATATTGTTTACCATCTGCTGGTGCTTCTTCTACAGATGTAATACTATCTGCAATAGCTTGAGCATTCAGCTCATGTAACTCTGCTTTATCTGCTGAGTCACTAGCATCTGAGGCACTCTGTGCTGCATCATTGGCTGAACCTTGAGCAGCTAAGGCATGACCTTCTGCTTCATCAACGAGGTCACCCACTTCTGCTACTACATCATTAACTGATTCTGCTGCAAGTTGAGCATCGGCTGCATGACCTTGAGCTTTATTTTCTGATTCTTTAGCATTAGTTTCAGAAGTCTTAGCATTATCTTCGGATACCTTAGCTGCATCTTCAGAAGCCTTAGCTTTTGTTTCTGATTCTTTAGCTGCACTCTCAGATAACTTAGCGTTATCCTCGGATACCTTAGCTGCATCTTCAGAAGCCTTAGCTGCATTAGCTGCGTTCTCTGCTGCTACTGCATCATCATGAATAGAATCAGCCGCCGCTTCAGCTCTGTCTGCATCCGCTTCAGCTGCTTCAGCTGCATCCTCGGCTCTCTTAGCATAAGGCTCTAAGCTAGGTGCTAGAGCATCTAACTGTCCTTTGTTGACTGCATCAGATGTAGCAGTCCCATTAGCTAGGTTAATTATCTTCTTACCTTCAGCATTCCAATTAACTCCATCACCCGGTTTACCAGGACCGTCGGGACCATCAGGATCACCGGGGTTACTGTTTAGGGCATACTTAGCTGCATCTTGGGTTTCTTCGGCTACATAAAGTGACTGTACTGTAGCTATATCTAATTGATTTTCAGTCAATACTGAACCGTCAGTAAAGTCTACTAACGGCTCGGTAGGTGTTACTCGTATAATAGTTATATTACCTGTATAACCAGAATCTAATTGTATTGAGCTTTCAGTTATCCAAGTATATTCAGATGTCTCTTCGCCGTCCAATAACACATTAACGTGAGTTTTAGATAAGTAAGGGAACGTAACGGCGTATGTAGTCGTTAATCCGTCACCTTCGTATGTTACATAACTTTTTGCCATTATTTATTGTTCCTTCTTGTTGATTTAATTAACATGCGTCTAAAGATTGCTTGGGCTTGTCTAAAGGCCCTGCTTCTATGTACATCACCTTTATCTTGAAGCCTATCTAAATCCATATAATTCTTATGGTCTTTACCAACTATTCCATTAATATGATTACCGGCTTCTCGTTCAGCTTGTACCGCTAACGATCTTCCGCGACCATAGTCAACAAGTTCTAAACCTTTTGCATACGGTCTTTTTAACTTGTTTTCATAGGCATAACCATCAAGCAACATAAGTTGCATGCCTACTTTTTTACGCTTGTCGTATAGTTTTCCAATAAAGAATGCTTTACCTTTAGGGTCAGCCATTTTATATTGTCGTGATTTAAATAGTTTTCTGAATTCAGCATTCATATCTAAGCCACCTGCACTCTTATAGTTCTTCATAATCTTAAGCAAGTTGTATCTTTCTCTATTATCGATCTTGATACCTTTATACTGCTTCGGTACAGTTCCGAGTACTGGGTAGTTAGGTAGTGCTTGCTTAACTCTAAGTATTTCTTTGTGCTCTTCTAGCTCAAAACCTTTAGCGGTCTTAATTGGGGTTGGTATTGCATTAATAGGATTAAACTTATTATCACTAATACCTGTTGCTTCACCCAACATCTCAGGCTGTGGCTGTTGTACTTCATCTCCAAAAGAGTTTAAGTACGGCACAGGTTTATCTACAATACCTATATCTGATAGCAAACCACCATAGCGTTGATCTATATGTTCACCAAGTGTTTCTGGTGCTCTTCTTATTTGATCTTCACCTAAACGTTGTCTTAACCATTTAACATGAGTTGAGAATACGGATACCCAACCAGCTATATAACCTTTTAGCACTTTTTCAGTTCTGAGTCTTGAGCCTTCTTGTATAGTTGATAATGCTCTTTCAATACCTTGGAAGGCTGATTTATCTTTAACATCTGATAATACAGACATCGTACTATCCCAAACTAAATGCTGAGATAGCTCTAATATCTGTTGGTCAGTTAGTTGATCGCCAGCATTATGTATTAAACCCATCCATTGATGCATTAATGAAGCAGCTAATGAGAACATTTGTGAATGAGGTTCTAAACCTCTATACGAGGTTTTCTCGCCGGTTTCAGAATCAATAGATGTAGTTCTTTCAATACCCATATCTCGGTATTCCATGCTGTCTTTACCTGATGCCGCGCCTAGTAGTTGATCACCTTGTTCAAAGGCATACAGCATTGCGGCAGACCAGAGTGCACCGCCGATTGTCAAGTGGCCTAGTGCTCTTTCGGCTTCATATCCACCAGCTTTAAGTTGCTGGCTTATCTTAGAACCTACTGGAGTTAAGTTAAGCCCAGGTGTCATACGACCCACGTAAAGGGCTGCATTAACTGGGGCACGAACAAATGGAAGTATTAGTACTGAACCTGGCGTTTGTCTAATAATTCTATACCAGTCTTCACCTTTTTTACCCCATGAGTTTGTGAATGTTGCCACGTGACCTTCTTCTAAACCTTCTTTATATAGAGCGTAGTTATCGCGGTCAGCTTGAGAACCATTCTTGGCTTTAAACTTATCTGTTGTACTTACTTCTTTAAACCTTTTTTCAAACTGTTTTTTGAATGCTTTAGGGTGCTTAACAGGATTAATTTCATTTGATACTTCTTGCATTAACTTACTGTATACGTGCGCCCTGTGATTCATAAGCTTAAACATTTCATCAGAGGCCATCATGGATCTTACGCCACCTGGTAACCCTCTAAATAAGAAACCAACTGCGTTGATTGCTTTATTCATATACTCAAGTGGACTACCTGGATCTAGGTCTCTAAAACCAAGATTATCAGCAGTAATGGCGGGTTTAGGAGTATATTCGTTTACAAACTTTTTATCTCTTGAAAAGTAAGCAGTCTCATCTGCATAAGATCTTGAGAACATCTTTAGACCATCAAAGATTGAAGCTAGATAACCATATGTGTGAGCAAAGGCCATCTTGTGCGTTATCGCTTTTTCTCCAGCTTTACCTGTGGTATTTCTAAATGCTGCAGCGTGTATATCGGCTGTTCTTGCTAACATCACACCTATGTTGGATACAATCTGTAAACCAAATGTTGGAACACCTAGAATAGAACCTACAAAGCCTTCACTACCAGCCGCTCTAAGTTTTTTACCCCATTCTCTACCTTTTGCAATTTCTGCAATATTGTCAGGTAAAGGCCCATTTGGATCAATTTTAGAAAGCTGTTCAATTGCGTCATCAAGTTTATCAAAGTCTTTTGTGACGTTCTGTATATTACTAAATGATGTCGTAAGACCCTTCTTGGCATCTTTACCATTTACATACTTAGATTCTTTAATCATATTAAAAGCACGACCCATATCACTACGGGCATACCTAACATTTTCAGATATAAATGTACCTAAGTTAATTAATTCTTGTAGTTCTTCTTTAGTCATCTTGCCAGCTTTAACAGCTCTGGCAGCATCAATATAGCGATAACCCATCGCCATATCAACTACACCAGCTTTAAACTCAACCGTGTCTAAATCTCTTGTTAGACTCTGGTAAGTTTCAACAACTCCTTGGTTTTCGTCGATTACTTGTTGAGGGTTAGCTATTGCATCTGCTTTTGTAGTACCGGCTTTAGCTGCAACAGCATTTTTAGTGCCTGCACTTCTAGCTTGAGCTTTAGCATTTAATATTAATTGATCTACAATATCATCAAAGTTTTGAACAGTATTTAGACCTTTAATTGTCTGCATATGTGGTTTTAAAGCTCTAGCAAGTAGTTCCATTGCTTGGGCTTTATTACCTTCGTAGAATATAGTATTAAAGTTTTTTTGTAACTTAGGTGTTAACTCTACTTGTGGAATATCCCCAATTAACGAATCACCATCTTTAATTCCTGTTAATGCTTCTGTATTGTCTGCATCAGTAAGATTTTTTTCTGGCTTTTTAGGGTTTTTATCTTTAGCTCTTTGGATAACCTTGGCTCTACCAAGTAAGCCAAATACACTAAATAGTGCATTGAACACAGTACCAGCAAGTAGTCCTTCTAACGCTTGCTTGGTTCTGCCCATAAGTACGGTATCATCATCATCTAATTTAAGTGATTTAATCAATGAACTCGTCATCGCCTCACCTACGGCCAGTTTAAAACTATCGAATGCCCCAGCATCCTCAGGATTCTCTAAGAACTTCTGGCGCGCTTCTGTAACTAACTCAGACCCAAATTCGTCTGTAAAGTCAGCCAAGCGTTTCTCTGTATGATCCCATACCATAAAGTCTGTTACAGCTCCAGCAGTACCAGCACCAACCAGCTTCTTCATCCACGGCATTATTTTGCCGGAACTTTGCATAACCTTCATACCTTTGATAAGAGGTATAAATCCTATAAGAAACTGTGAGGTTGATTTAAGTAATTTAGTACCTGTAGAATGATCTGTGTGCTTTTCTAACGCCTTAGCGAGTTCGGGTGATTGTACCTCAACACTTTTTGCTAAATTAAGAAAATAATTTGGATCTTCCATATCATACGCAAGACCTACGGCGCTATCGGCTAATACCCCTACAGATTCCATTACATTCTCGGCTGCATCCCAGACTCCGTCAGTCACTGCTCCGGCATACGCCACAGCGGATTTATAGCCGTCAGTTGAAGTAACATCACCTGTAAGCAAATCTTTATCATTAACATCAATGTTTTGCATAAAGCTCATGTTGCCAATACCTGACTCCTGGGCTAGAAAGTACTGTTCGTACTTACCGTCTTTAACATCTTGTACGTCTTGATCTGTTAATTCATTTTCATCAAACCCAGCTACTTAATCAGCTGCGCCAGTTCCTAATTTATTGACTTGAGCATCATTTTGATCTGAATCGCCAAACCCAAGATCAACATCTTCTTCACTAGCTTGTTCTGTTAAGTCATAAGTCTGGTGGTCAGCTTCATGTGTTTGCGATAATTCTTCAGGAGATGAGCCGCCAAACCCGTGATCTTGAGGATCTGTGCCTTCCCACGCTGAGCCCTTACTTCCAGCCATCATTTCTTTTATATCTTCAGCCATGTTATTCCTTGTTTATTTAGGGGTATCTTCTGTTTTAGTAGGTACAGAATCTGGGTCGGTTGTTGCCTCATTTAATATCTGATTAGCCACCTGGTTAGAAATGCTTGCTGCTTCTTTTGCTTTGCGCAATCTTGATTCTTCTTCAATAGCGAGCCTACGTCCTACTTTGTATAAGAACTTTTTATGTTGTGGCCCAAGTTCATTCCAGAACGAAATTCCTGTAGGTGACCCATCTACTTGAATACCATCATCACCCATAGTTAATTTTGATTTTTTATACCATTCGAGAATTATTGTCATACCTTGGGGGTTATTTTCTCCATCTTCTGTGCGAAGTAGAGACATCATTTTTGTATCTGCATTTAAGTTAAACTCAGCTCGTTTGCGTCTAGCTGCAACTAATTGCGGATCTAAGTCATTTAAGCGTCCCGCTTCATCAAGAGTTGCTTTCTTTGCAAACTCTGCAGCAGCTTTATAATCACCACCATTGCGCTTAAACTCGTTAGAATATTGCTCGTCATAATATGTTGCGTAGTCTTGATTCTTATAAGAGTCATCTGTCTCACCAAATACAGAAGCAAATGGATTATCAGGTGAACCTAATTCTTTATTAATAAAACGTTTATTTTCATTATTTAAAGTCTTAGCTTTAGTTACCTGTGCTTCAGCATCAGCTTTATTCTGACGCTGTGCTGCTTCATTTTGCTTTACCATGGTTTTGTAAAGATCAGTTATTTTATCTGTATACTTATCATTATCTATAAGAGCAGGTAGCTTACCGTCTGGTCCACCTTTTTCCATAAGAATGTAAAGTAACTCTGGATCATTTGTTCTCTTAGCTAGGTCATACACAGTCTTAAATTTAAACTCGTCCATTGTTGGGTTATCCCAAGCACTGGTCATCTGTACGTCTGCTTTAATCTGTTGCCACCAATTGTTATCAACAATAATGTCCGGATTGTTATATGCTTCAGTTAAAGAGCGTCTAATGTTCTCTTGAGTAGCATTTTTAAGCTCTGTTTGTTCTATATCGTACAAACGCTGTGCGTCTTTTGCTTCTGCAACTTGTAACGATTGTTGAAATGATTTATTAAATTCTTCTAAGAACTCTGGGCGAACCATAGTCAACCCACGCTTATCCTTGTCTGCATACCACTCTTTGTACCACTCAACATAAGGTTTATCTAAAGGTCTATTTATACTTTCAAGCTCTAACATACGGCCTAAGTCTTCGCCTTGCATATAAGCAGTTGTCTTATCGTAGCCATACTTATGCCATTCATCTTCAAAGAATTTCTTATTACCTTCGCTTCTGGCTTCTTCTGCTAATGCTAGGCGTTTACCTTCTTCAATCTTAGCTTTGTTTATATCAACTTGTTTGGTTGCTAAAGTCTCATTAATAGTAGGCACTACTTCAGATAAGCTTTCTGCTAACTTTTGTGACGCTACTTTTTCAGGAGTTACTGTCATGTTTAACTGGTCAGCAAATACACGCATAGTCCTGTTAGGTGGTAGGCGAAATCTATTAGCATCTAAATAAACTTGTTTTGTTTCTTTAGTTCTTTGCGTTACACCTGTATCTCTTTTTTGACTAAAGGCGTCAAATGCTGGTTCAGTAGCCATTCATTAAGCTCCTTTACTTTGTGAATCAATAATAGTTTTATCTCTATAAATGTTTCCAGCTACTTGTAAGCCAGTATCAATGAAACCTGGTGCTTCACTGTATGCTGAATTAACTTGACTTTGCGTTCTAGCATGTTGAGATTTATTTTCTTGATTAGTTTGTTCAATAGCATTCTGTCTATTATTATTTATAGAAGCTAGATCAAATCCTTGTTGCATAAATGAATCTGCTATTAATCTATCTGTTGTAAATCCTAAAGCACCAGATTCACCAGCGGCTGTTGCCGATTCTGCCCGGGCTCGCTGGCGTTCTTTCCTAAGTTCCATTTCTTCAATAGCATACTTTTCATTTATCTGTTGTTGCTTCATCGCTGTTTGTTCTTTATAAGCTTCATAGTTTGCGATAGCTGCATCAGATTGAGCATCAGCTTGTTGTTGTCCTCCAACAAAAGATGAGACGCCTTGGGCTATAGATAACCCCATCATAATTTGGCTAGGTTCGCACATAGTGTTTAATTCCTTTTAATATCGAATGGAAAGAACAAGACATTTTTAAATTTGACTCGTTTATCTTTATGAATAGTAAAGCCAAGATGTTTTAACCATCGTTGACTGAGTACGTTTTTAGCACTCACATAGTTATATAAGTGCTTACGTTTACCAAACAACTTGTCTAAGTAGTCTGGCGTTTCTTTAACAAATCTTCGTTTGTACGTAGTGAAGAACTCTTGAGAGCTTAGCATCCAAGGAATACCAGATTCCTCATCAACTATTGTCACGCCAAACAAAGCTATACAACCTAAGTCATCATCATAAATACAATAGGATTCACTAGATATTTCAAGACAAGTAATTAATATTTCTTCAATTGATTTATCTGGGTGAACCACGGTCACTTCCTCGATCTCATGAGGTCTCAACCGTGGTGCTAATTGTTTACAATGTTCATTAGTTGGTTCAATTACATTTACTCCCATATATTCCCTTAATATGTCATGTGTTTCGAATGAGTAACTGACAATGCTTCATACTCACCGCCTTGAATTGACACTGGGAACATTGAATCACTCGTGATTGTTATTTCTGTTTTCTCTCCATCACCTTGTATCGGAAAACGAAAGTTTCCTCTGGATATAGTCGCTTCACCAATAACTAAAGTTTCATCACCAAGTGTTGGGTTTAATACGTATTCATAGATAGTATCGGTAGCTTTAAAGTTAACTTGAACCTTAAAGAAACCTGAATCATCGTAGAATAAGTGCATATTCTTAAGATTAAGCTTATAGTGAGGCACAGAGAGCTTTTGGCTATCTTTATAATAGATAGGGCTTAAAGTATATTTAAACGTGTAAGGACGTCCTATATAGACTTTACCTTCAGTCCAATCGCCTATCACAGATACTTCGGTACTAGATCTTGTTGTTAGATTTAATGTACCACCAACACGACCTTCAAAGTCTGCACTAAGCACACCTTGCCATGTTGATCCTGTCTTGATAGGGTAACCAATATCAAACACAGTTATACCATTCGCCTCATCAAACGTACCTGTAAGAGATTGTTTCTCATCTAGGTGAACCATGAACCCTAGGTCTCCTTCAGTTAACTTATAACTAAAGTCCATGTAGTTTAAGTAAGTACCGTCAGGTCTTCTAATAACTATATATAATCTATTATCAATAAAGTCTGCACTTAATATTGTATCTTCAGGAGACAATAAGAATTTAGACCATGAGCTTTGCACTTTTTCATCAGGACTTGCCCAGTAATACCTATATACAAATAGAGCACTGCGCTCTTCTGTTGATAAAGCAATAATAGTATCTTCAATATCTGATGAAGCTAACTTATATACACCTGTTGGAACGTAGTTAGGACAATGAGCTGTTACATCTGCTGCATCATTGTTATACGTTAATGGTTGTACTTCATATTCTTTGATACCTGTATGGTTGCCCATTGGCACACCAAAGTATAAACTTGTACCTGCTGACACAGGTTTAGCATCTGGTTCAATAGTAAACTCAGTAGTAGCATTGATCGCTGTTGTCTTCGGAGTTAAGGTATCTTTAGCTGTTAATTGGAACTGAGCTTGGTCAGCAAACAACATAAGAGAAGTATTATAAGAAGTAGCATGTTTTAAAGTAGCTACACTTGTATGAGATACTGCTACATCAATAGGGTCTGAATCTAATATATTAGTTACAGTCTCAGGAAAGAAGTTAAAGAAGTCACCAGCTCGTGAAAATATAACATTCTCATCTGCTAAGAATCCTAGTCTATTCCTGTGAAAGAATACATCTGCTATTAATCTATCAACAAAAGAAGGGAATGGTGCTGATAAGTCATCACCTACAAACCTGTTTTCCCAATCAATTTGTTTAAAATCAAAAGTACCATCACCATTATCTATTAATGCATGAGGCATAGTAGAGTTATCAAAGTCAATCTTTTGTCCTGGCTTAGTTGTTTCTCTCCAAACATCGCCTACTTTCTTAACATAGTAGTTATCAAAGTTTGAAGTATCATCACCAACTACCTCATATATAGTTCCTTCAGCTGCATCATCAGGTAGATCAATAAAGTTTTGTACAGTGCCTGCTATTGAACCTGAGGCGTCTGTGCTTCCTTGTCTTACTCGTTTAGTTTTATTAACTACAAATGTATAGTCAGCTACAGTTACTGTTGAGAACTGTGTGCGTGCATTAGTAACACTTAAATAATCTTTACCATTTGGAAAGTTTACTGTTTGCTCATTGCCTTGTAGGTCATAAACATGTACGTCATCGTTTTTAAATATAGTTATATATCGACTTTGTTTATCTCTATTAATTAAATGAACATGCGTATTGTCTTCTGTATCCGTTGATAGCTTTGCAATATGATTTGTTGGAGGTCTCTTTCTTAAACCGTCTACAACACTTGATAAACCATTCTCTTGAGTTTGAGCTTGGGAAGGTAAGCGTAGTGCAGGAGGCTGCTGCGAAACCCCGTTATACATATTTGGGATACTACGGTTAATCATGCCCATTGTTTACCACCTATTTAATGTTTGAAAGACTGGATTACTATCCGCTAGGTTGTACTCACTTGTCATAGCGTCATAATCTTCTAGTTGTGCTTTAGCTTCTAATTCTTCTTGTTGAGAAAACTTAGAGGTATAATCATCTGGTAACATTCTTAATTGAAATTTGCGAGCAGCTTTAATTGCTATAAGTTGTTTAGCTGGCTGCGGTAACTTATCCCATTCTAAGAAAAATGTTACGCTTGCTGTTAACGGCTTTTCAAATTTATAACTATGATCTAAACCGTTATATAACTTATTACCGCGTGGCGTAGCATTAAGTTTCCAAAACTCTGGGTCTGGTGCTACAAATAGTGCGTTTTCTGGCAGCGGTATTTCTTTCTCTGCAGTTAATGCAAGCGGGTAGTTCTTATCAGTATTAAAATAATATTGATAACTTTGTACTTCGCGTGAAGTATCGAATAGCATTTGTTTTGCTACTGACACATTTAAGTCTTTTGAATCCTCAATAGAAGAAACTGGAGCGACCGATATTGTTCCGAGCATTATGTTAATAGCCTCGATCTCGGAGAGGCTCGTCATTGTAAATGGGGTTGCCATATTAAGTTCCTTTTAGTGAGGAACCTCCCCGAAGGGAGGAACCAAGTTGTTACGCTGAAGCTAATTCAACAGCTGCCTCTGGTCTAAGCACACCATGGCCTACCGCGTACTTCGCTACCATTAGTGTCCCTTGACGTCGAATGTCATATTCACTTTCGGCCGCAAGATCCATTAACTTAACTGTGCCACATGAACCTTTATGAGCTACTAAGCCGACTGTAGTTGAGAAGTCACCTTTGTATGCATCAGGTCCTGTAGTTACGTTAGTTTGTGGAATTGAATTAGTTTTGATGATAGGTAGTCCTGCAATTTTCAGGATTGTACCTTCTGAGATTGAACCTTTACCATCATACCACTGATTAATTACAGTTGTATTTTGAGCTAGTAAGTAATACTGAGCTGGTAGGAAGAATGCATTTCTGTCATTCTCTGGAACATTCTTTTCATCTAGTGTTTGTTGAGCATCAAATAAACCTGCTGCTAGAACTGCTGAGTCAGTTGGATAGTCTGCATTAGTTAATGTAGTACCACCAGCTTGGCCAGTAATAGTAGAAGATTCGCGTGCTGTAAGAGCCATTACTTGTGCAATGTTCTCATCCATTTTCTTAGCTAGTTGGAAACCAATTTCGCTTGAATATGTAGAACGTACATCATAGTGGTTCATAGCTTCATCAATGTTAGCAATGAATGTAGATGATGTAAGTAGGTCGTCGATAGTTATTACTCTCTCAGCGTGATTGATTTCATCACCTAAGATTTCAGTACCTGGCGTATGGTATCCAGTTGTTGCAATACCTGTTGCAGGGAATTGTGCCGACTTCCCGCTAGCAATTGTTCTTACGGTTGTTTTGTCTAAAAAGACATTGTGTTGTTGGAATGTAGCTAGAACTTCACCGGCAAAGACTTTAAGAAAGAGGGCTTTCTTGTCGCTTGCACCGTTGATAGACCCTAGTCTACTTGGATTTGCATCACTCATTTGTTTATTTCCTTTGTATTAAATTATAAGATTAGTTACCATCTCACATTTAAATACCCTTTTCACATAGTTATTCCTCCTCGGAGGGCTAAGTTAATCATTTGATTTATAGTGAAAATCCCCCTAAGAAGGGGTGATGCGCCTGTTTGCTAGGCGACTTTTGTTGATAAGGCATTGCCAAATCTAAACCTTTACTTAGCGGTTGCAAACATACATTGTGACCTCAAAGCCAAAACGCATTTCGGTTACTTGAGGTTGTGTCCAGTGAGTTTTCATATTATTGAATCCTTTACAGTTAATTATAAGAATCCAGTTCAATAGAGAGCTACGCAAGTCTATCTTGAGGTATATGCCACTAAAAAGCGGACATGCCTAGGCGAGAGGATGCCTAGGACTTTTTATCTAAAAGAGGTAGAGGGAGAAGCTACCAGTCTCTTAGATATTTGAGACTGCTAGTTTTGCTGCTACTTGTGCTCTAAATGCCGAATCAGTTTGATATTCAGGTTTCTGCATATCTGCTAACATTTGAGCTCTTGATTCATAACCAGAACCTTTAGTAGCTGAACCTTTACCCATTACTAATTGCTGGCCAGAACCTGAGTCACCAGTATATTGAGCATATAGTCCTCTGATTGCCAACTCTCTCGTGGTTTGATCTGGAGAATTAACAGCAGTATTATAACTTTGTAATGCTTCTGGACTCAGGTTGGCCTTAGCGTACTCTGACATTGCTTGATAGTTTTCTTTACCACCAGTAATTCCAAAGGCGTGCTCTTGTGCCTGAGCAACCAAAGCTTGTTGGCCTGCAATATATTTATCTACAGTGCCTCTATCTATACCTGCTTTTTCTAAAGCTTCATAAGACTTATCTGTTAATCCTTGGTTCTCATCATACTCAGCACTAAGTTGTGCCATATCTAAACCAGCTGTCTCAACAGCTTCATTAGCTGTTTGTTCTACTGGTTTATCTGTTTCTTCTGCTTTAACATCCTTATTACCTTGCGATTGTTTCTTTTCCAACTCAGTATAAGACTTTGCCAATGCATCATAATTTACCTCACCAGTCTCTGCATTATAGAATTTATCAGGTATGCCTTCTGGCTTTGCTGGTATTTCTACATTCTCTTGTATTGCTGGGTCGTCTGGTAATTTGTTAGCTTCATCAACTAACTTTGTCATTGCTTCATCGTGTCCTTCAGGTGTTTCTACCTGTTCAGACTTATACTGTACTTCATTTAAATCTGCCATTCTAAATAGCTCCCTTATTTAATTTATCTATCAATTCGTTTAGTACCTTTCTTTAACTCAGCTGGGTCTTTCTTAACTTTCTTAGCTGGTTTCTTTGGTTTAACGAGTTCTTCTTTAACTTCTTCTGCTTCTGGTTCTACATAGTCTTGCTTCATTGCATTTGTTCCTCTTGTTGTAATTGTTCTTGTGCACCTAGTTCTTGCTCTTGCATAATTTGATCTGACGCAATTTGTTCACCTTGCATCTGTTGGTCCATCATGCCCTTAACAGCATTAGGCGCTGCAGCTTGTCCCATCTGCATCATCTGTTGTTGCTGTTGCATTTGTTGTGCTTCTTGTTGCTCTTGTTGTAATTGCTCACTTGTCTTAACTAAATCAGTATCATCAATTGATAAAGCAGCTGCTCTACGTTTAATATACTCATCTACATTAATATACTTAGCTAATACTTCTGGTCCTAAGACAGCTAAGCTCTGTGTAAACATATCTAGTTTATTCATATCTGCGGTTCTTCCTAAGGCCTCAACACCTGTAGTAATTACAGGGTCAACCATGCCTTTAGGTAGTGCAGGTATCTTTGATTCTTTTTGCATTCGTTGCATCATCAACTTAGCAAACGGTAACTGGAACTCAGCACCAAGCACAGAGTAAACTCCGCCTAGCGTATCTTCAAGTTCATTAGCTACATATCTAATCTCTTCAGCTGTAACTCTTTCAGCTTGTCTTGTAACTGCTGAGTTAAGCATAAAAGCAAATGATAATCTTTCAGTAATAGTATTAGCAGTTTGAAGCGCTACACTAAAGTCTGAACCTTTCTCAACTTTAAATGCTGATACATCTTGAGCATTGCCTTCAACTACCGCTAGGTTTGAAGCTTCAGCAATTGTGCGTTTCCTAGTTGTACCATTTGGTGATACAAATATAAGTAGCTTAGCCGCAGCGGCACTACCTTCTACAATAGCTTTAGTTAAACCTTCAAGTGACTTAAGGTCACCTAAGTATTCTTCTACATATGAACGGCCATAAGACTCTCCATCAACTACAATAAGTCTTAAAGCTAAGAATGGACACTTATCTTTTGCATAACTAGACTTGGTTGACTCAATGATCTGACCTTCGATCTCTTGTTCAACGTCCCATTTCTTAGTTTCACCATTCCATTTAACGTGAGTATGCACGGTAATGTCTTCTGTTTTCTCAGGGAGTTCAAGCTCTGCCTTGACCTTGTCGGGTAATGTATCAGGCGAAAGATGTTCTTTAGTAACAATATGAAGAACATTACCTATTGCATCTCTGTCTACTACATATCTTTGTATTGGATATACTTTTAAAGTGTTCTCACCAGGAGGAAAGTATAGTAGAGCATTACCACCTATAATAAGATGTTTCAATGCTTCAAATACTTTAACTCTAATCTGACTTGAATTAACTTCTTTTAATACTCTATTCTCTATTTCTACTAAAGCTTTCTCTGCATCACCTCTAGCAGCACCAAGCTCATCTAATATTTTATTATCAACAGATAATCTAAAGAAAGATTGGTTAGCTGGTAGTAAAGCTAATAACAATTTACTTGCTATGTTGTTTACACCTCTAGCTCCAACACCTTGGTAAGGAGTAGGAAAGCGATGAGCACCATGTGAGTTTGCATTTGTGTCGTTATACCAAGGTATTAATGTTGGTATAGTTAACTCAGAGCAATCTCTAGCTCTGTGTAAGAATGGTGAGCGCACTGTCTCTAAGCTTTCGTAAAGCCCTTTAACAGTTGAGCCTTCATACTTTCCTGATTCTTCCATAGGTTATATCCTTATACGGGTATTGATAGCCCAGTATCATGGGTCTTTAGTTTATCTTTGCCTGACTTACTGATATTGTCAGCAGTCATTGACATGTCATCTAATTCAGAACCTGGGTTAAATACTGGTTCCGGATTCTCTATTTCTTCCGCTGCAATTGGTGCAGGAGGCGGAGCTACTTTAGGTGGCTTAGGAGCCAGCATTGAAGTACACATTTTAGGGTTCCTTGTTTTGATTTAATATTTGTGGAAGCTCGTGGTCTTCCTCGTTTTGTTTCATTGATGCAAGTAACATATCTACGACCGATCTTTGGCCAGCATTAAACCATATAGCCCTCTCTGTTTCTTCTAAATGAGGGTGTCTATTTGGTATTTGCTTGTCTAAATCGTCTATAAGATCTGCACTTAACTGTTTGATTTTCATGATAATATTCCTAGTCGAAGTGTTTTTACTTTACGGGGCATGCACCGCCCTCGCACTCTTGGTTTTCTATCTCACCTTTTGAGTCTTCTTCATCTAAAATAATAGGCTGAAGTTTGCTTACATACTCTTCATATACCTCTTTACTTACAACTTCTTGAGGTAGATATAGGTATCCTAGGTCTTCAGCAGACTTAGTTGGATCTGCTCTAAATAGGAATGAAACTCCTACATAAATATCCCAGTTATCTAGTAACCAGTCTATAATCTCAGGTACTTCTTCAGGTGAATAACTAACGGTACAACTTACATTTTGCTGACAGTAATTAGTTTGTATAAGTTTGTATCTGTCTAACTGAGTTACAGCTGATTCAACATTAACTTCTAACCCATTTACAGTATCAAACTTTACTGTATCCCATTTAACAGGGAAGCGTACTAATGTGCCTTCAGGATCGTTTGGATTCTCAAACACATGGTAACCAGCCGCTCTGCACTTAGCTAATAATGGATCATGAGCACCAAAGTTAACATTATTAAATACATATTTACCTAGAGGTTTATGTACTCCTTCGGTTGTATCCATTATCTTAGATAACGTTCCACTCGGTTTAACTGTAGTTACATTTTTAGGACGTGGTAACCCAAGTTCATCAGCCATTGCGTAAGCGCCGTGAGTTGCTGCGCGCTGCAAACTTTGGTACTCGTAAGAGTCCATGTCCGGTCTGGTCGCGATACCCGTAATTCCGACTCCACAGAGTCTGAGAAAACTGTTATTAAGATGCCACGCTTCTTGCAGTACGCCGTCAAGTAATGAGACACAGGTTTGTCTGTAGTTGGCTCTTGCAGCAATGTATATAGCTCTTTCCAATCCTGTGGTATTTCCTTTAAATTTTCCAATGTCTATCTCCACTAAATTACAGAAGGATTTATTACCTAGTAATATCTCAGCGCAAGGGTTACATCCTTTAAACCATGGGGCTCTAGCTGTTGCAGATGCTTGATTAATAAAACCAGGTTCACTACCACCTGAGTCAACCATGAGCTTAAAGATATTCTCTAGCTCTGCTTTAGTTGGCTTTGCTTTAAATAGTAATGAGTTATTTGATTGGGCTCGTTGCATATTCCCTTCCCAGAAGTTACGCTTTGCTACCGCAAACTCTTCCCATTCTGGTTCGTCATATGAGAACAAGGCAATCTCTGCTGATCTGCGTGAAGATAGAATAGTACCTAGCCAGTTAACTATATCTAATATATCCATACGAGATAGTAGTGATCCAGCTCTTCTATTCATTATCTTGCAAATAGCTACATATGCTTTAGCAATGGCAGTATCACCAGAGCTAATCCAACCGTAGCCTTTTAATCGCTCACCAGCTGGTCGTATTTGAGAGAAGTCTAAGATGATCTTCTTAGCTGGATGTTTCATAGCTAGTAACTTACCTATAGACTTAGCCCAAGCTTCAGCTGAGTCTCCAACCTGCATGTACCATGTTTTAGTTTTGTTATTCCAATCTTCTTTGTTATTCTCTTCACCACCCGTCTTAGTTCTTTCAGAATTAATAACCTCTATTGTAGGAACCTTTTGAGTAAACCCGTTAAGCGTACCTACTATTGGTCGGAAACCGACACCGCAGCCTTGCATAAGTAACCAAAGAACATCAACAACATCTTGCACACTCTCAACATGTGTGAATGCGCAATTAAATTGTGAAGCTTCTCTCTTTTTAGCTGTGTCAGTACCTCCTAGCCATAAAGTTCTACCTGAAGTAGATACCTTTCTGGTCAGCATTAGATCTCTAAGCTCTTCTAATTCTGCTTCATCAGGCGTACCTTCTCTTTTCCATAGCCACCTTTGGTGGTCAATGACTCTACCTACTGTTTCTTCCCAGCTTTCGAAGCCTTCTTTTTTGGGACGTTGGTATGTTCTTCTTGCTATTAGTTGAGCTCTTAGACTCGGTGGTGTGTTGTTCATTGTCTTCCTTATTATTATTAAATATGCGGTCCCAGTTATCATGAAGCCGCTGGTCTGTGACTAAGCTTGGTCGGCGCTTACTGCCTTTTCCTCCATCGCTCATTTAATGGTCCTAACTAATTCAAAGTTTTCTGGTAGATATAAGTAGTCTTCATGCAAACATCTATATCCTGTCCAGTTATCTTTCATTGAATATTCATTCTCAGCCCATTCAACTGCAGCTGTGCATGAACTAAAGTTACCCGCATATACTTCGTGCTCTATATGTAGGTCTCCTATAAAACTTACTAGTAATACATACTCAAACATTATTTATTTAACTCCTTAAAGTGTTGTTCATAGACGTGCAAGCTACCTACGTTCCAGTGAATATCTCCAGGAATAATTTGGAATCTGTAGAATAAACTTAAGCTTGAAACTAATTTATCGAGTACAAACTTTTGCCAGGCATAGTCATTGTTATAACCAAACACAGCATCGTTAGATCTCATGTTTACAATGGCGTGTAGTTGGTTATCTCTATATAGATACTGCACACTGTTAGTACACATAAAGTCATTCTTACCTTCACTGTTGTAGTCATAGTGCATGCTTGGTCGGGTATAAATCATTACAGCCCGACGACTATGTATATCTGAAATTAAGGTATCTAATACATTGTCATACTGATCGTGATTCTCTTTAGAATAGATACACCAACCGTAGTTAGAATTAATGTAACCATTGTCTGACGCAACATCTTTCCATATCTTTGGTACGGTACCTTCAATAGAATTAACATTAAGACTTTGTGATCGATACCACTTGAGCTCTCGTCTAACATAGTCTTCGTTAGGTGCTCTGAGTAAGTAAGGCCTATCTGCTATAAAGTTAGCATTAATTATTTCTACTACCTTACCTCCAAGCTTATCGTTAACAAACTTCTCTTCTTGGTACAGCTTAGTTAACTTGTTGACTATCCCTTGTGTGTTCATTTTTTACCTCTATTTAAAATGTCCTTATCTTTTGTTTGCCCATCAAGCTTGCCTCGTGTATAGGCAATGCCGAATGATGCGTAGTTAATTAGATCTTTAAGTGAATCCTCTAGTGATTCAAACTTCGGAGTGTACTTAGGGTCATCTCTCATTTGTTCTAATATAGATCTAACTCTAAGCATCTTAGTGTTCAGCATGTCGTGAATAGAAATCATGCCGTTCGGATAGTATTCAGCTTGTTTAACAGAGCCACCGTTGTACACGCTAGCTTTATCTAACTGTAGCTGTTTAACTTCATCTAATACTTTAATTGATTCCTTTGTCATTACTCTGCTCCTATCACTTCACTAAAATCAGGTGCTACCCAACCTCTAGGTTTTTTAACTCCTAGTTTGTGCGTTTCATCTGGCACTGTTTCTTTACTCATGTTGGCTTTATGAACTTCATTCCAGCAAGCATGCCAATCTTCTTCAGTAATACCCATCATGTTTGCCGTGCCCATAACTATGTAAGTTAAATCTATTAGTGCATCAACCTGACCATGTAAGTCTTTATCATTGTGTGCTTGCATAAGCTCATCTACTTCTTCTTGCATATGTGCTACACGATGCTTCATTAACTTAGTAGCTAATCTGCTAGGCCTATCAGCTCTGTGTATCTTTAACTTCTTAAGGAAGTCATTTGTATCTGTATAATTACTCATTGTTTATCCTCTCGGTTGGCTGCCAAGGAGTAACTTCTTTAGTATCAAAGTTATAGTTATCTGCTTGGAGAATTCGTGACACTTGGCCTTGAACTATTGCATCATCTTCTGTTAAGCCTTTAGCTTCATAAGCTTCTACAATTGCCTGCCATTCATTACCTTTGTTGTTAGCCAAGATCTTCTCAGCTTTTATTGGCCCTATGCCTGGGCAACCTTTATATCCATCGGTAGTATCACCAGTTAATATTTGTAGATAGTGAAAGTAATCACCATCTTCTTTTGTTATAAGTCTTGCTTTAGTACTTTTGTCAGGGTTGTAGTACCACCCCGGTATTTGTGTTAAGTCTTTATCTATTGATATAATTATTTTCTTATCTTCTTTAGGTAAATAATCACCAGTAGAAAGAATGCCTAGTACATCATCTGCCTCAAGATCTGGTTCTATCTTGGTCGGATAGTTTGCAGCTAGATAATCTTTAATAGAATTTAATAACAGAGGTCTTACAACCGACTTGCGATTGAACTTATATGTCTCTAAAATTTTCTTCCTGAAATTATTTTGGCCTGACAAACAGATAACTACGTGATCGAGGCTTAATAGATTAACTAATCTAGCTACCTGATAATCGGCCTGTGCTTGCGCACCTTCTAAACTCATTGCATACTGTGATGGTTCTTCACCAGGTTCCCATGTGATTCTAGTCTCGTTAACTGCAGCAACCTCGTATGCAACTATGTCTGCGTCTATCAGACCGATCGTTTGTTTTCTTTTAGCCATGCTAGTCCTCTCTCAGTAATCAGCCAACGATCCCAATAGGAATCTGACCCTATACCTTTAGTTGTGATGTAACCTTCTGAAGCAGCGAGTGCTACTACAAAAGGATTGTCTCTAAACATTTGTGATTGAAGCCACAGACCTTTAACCCAAGCTTCTGTTAAAATCTTAGTGAGTGTCGCTCCAATTCCTTCCGTCTTTAAACTCACCCGTAATTGGGCATTTGATTTCGAAGTATTCTCCGGCTCTTTTAAAGCAGTCAACGGCAAGTCTTCCGATTTTTCCTTCATCTATATTTTCCTCATATTGAATTTGAAACTCATCGTGAATCCACAGTAGTAGTTGAACTCTGTCCTGCAGGTTGTGTTCTTTGAGTTTGTTGTTGAATAGGACTAAAGCCTTTTTAGCTATCAAAGCTCCGGCTGATTGTAGTAATACATTAAGTGCTCCGTGTTCTGATCGAACAGGTAACTCCCGTTTATCTAGTCCTGGTAAATAGCCGTGCTTGTTTGAATAATCAATACAGCCATCAATTAATTTCTTTAATGCTGGTATGCTTTTGAAGAACTTAGCTTTTAACTTAGCTCCGTCACTAGCAGAACCACCAATTACTTCACCTATCTTATTTGCGCCAGCTCCATAGATTAATGAATATATAAATCGCTTGGCTTGATTTCTATCATCGAGTCCAGCAGCTCGTTGGTTATAGGTATGAATGTCACCGTCACATATCTGTCTGGTGTATTTGCCCTCATCAAATTGGCTAAGATAATGTGCAAGGCAACGCAACTCGAGTCCGGACAGATCAGCTCCACAAAGTTTGTACCCTGGTTCAGCACGGAAAAGTTCTCTACACTCAGCTCCATAGCTTGCGCTGATTGCTGGAACCTGTGCCAAATTGGGGAATGCGTGTGAAGCTCGTCCGGTAACTGTGCCATTTGTATTAATAAATCCATGTATCTTTTGGTCCTTCTTTAAATGGTTTAACCACGCTTGTTCTCCTTCTGCGAGCTGACCGAGTCTCTTGGAGATTGTAAGATACTCACCTATCAGCTTCGCTTCAGGATAGGGTAAGGCATTGATAATAGATTCATCGACTTTAGGTTGTCCACTGGGTGTGAAGTCTCTTGGCTCCCATTTATACAGTGCTATTAACCTGTTAGCGATATGCTGTCTTGAACCTGGATTGAAGATAATAGTTTTCTTCTTAATGAATGGCTCACCCTTAACACGACCTGTCTTTTTGTTATTAACCTTAGATATGACAGGTGGTTCTTCTACTACCCAAGGTTCAAATGTATTCTGTAGTTCTGTTTCTAGTTCTAACTTCTTAATCATCAACTCTTTCTGTAACTCCAAAGCTTTGGGTTCATCAAAGTAAATACCTTGTTTCTGCATTTGTGTTGTTACAAGGGCTACTTCGTGTTCGAGTGTGATTGCTTCTTGAGAATAATTTTTCTCATCAAAATGTTTTAGTAGTGCTGTAGTAACCTTACAATCCTGTATGCAGTAGTTGTGCATTTCAAGATTCCATTCTTGTCTGTTCTCTTCGAGCGTCATATCATAGTCGCCCTTAGGAAACCCAAGTCTTTGGCCCCAAGCTTTTAGTGAATGTGATCGGTATAGCTTTGCATCTAGTTTCTTCTGTGCAATTAGCTTACCGTCCATGGTTGTTATGTCTGAATGAATAAGACGAGATAGTATTAATGTATCTACAATCTGTTCATCTTTTACTTTGAAATCTGGGTATAGCTTTTGTATAGCTGGTATATCAAAACCTATAATGTTATGACCACAGATTTTGTCTGCCTTCATTAACTTATCTAAACCCAGTTGTACGTTGTCTTCCTTATAATCGTATACTGTGTTGTTGTTATCAGTATCTATAATGACTAAACAAAATATCCTTGTTAAATCATCTAGTAAATTGTCTGTTTCAATATCAAAAATTAGCATGGTATCCCGCCTCTATTAAAATGTACGAATGTAAATAGAGCAGGGCTATAAATAAAGAAATGACTAGTAATAGTCTCATTTGTTACCTCTCATATATTGCCTACTCGCAACTGTTAGTTAAAATTTATTTTGTCGTTATCATTAGATATAGCTATTGGATCTGCTTCTAATAAACGACCTGTTGTTGAATCATATTTAAGTCTTGCAGCTTCACCTGTCTGACCGTTGTACCTAGACTTCAATACTCTTACTGTAGTTAAGTCTTTGTTATCTGCTTGTTGATCTCGCTCTAAGCCAATTACCATATCGGATAGCTGAGCAATAGAAGCTGAACCTCTAAGGTGAGCCAAGCTAGTTGCTTGCCCATCTTCGTGAGACTTATTACCTTCCATTCTCTTCAAGTGAGATACTAATACAAGCGATATACCTGTCTCTTCAACAAGAGTTCTTAACTTAGTAATAGTGTTATCAATTAATCTGCGTTCGTCACCTTCAGCTATACCTGA